GGGGATCTGCAGCTCCATCGGTGGTCGCTCGAGCTTGGCACCGCGCTGCTGTGCCAGCGCCAGTTGCATGTCTGTTACTCGTTTAGCCATTGATACAATTCCTCAGTGCTTCCAGGCTGGAGACTCGTTCTTGCTGCTCCTGCCATAGTGATTGGGCCGACTCAGTGACGTCGAATACTTCGCCTGATTCGGTGACCACGGTCTCAGTAATGCCGATGTTACCGAAGTTTTGCTGGCTGAGAACCCTCGAGCCAGCAAAAGCCTCGCCTCTCCCAGCCATAATAGCGTCCAGCTCCGCGATCGATTCGGCATCCATGCTGATGGGGATCTTCTTCAGGCCCTGGTCCATTTGCGCTCGTGCTCGGTGCCGGCCATCGCCAAACGCAATGAACCCATCGCGCACCACGGCGTTGCCGACCAGGATGTTTTCCTTGGGTACCTGGATCGTCGTGCCATCAGGCTTCGTCCAGACACCACGATCGTTGCGGTCCAGGAACTCCTGGTACTGCTCCATCCGGTTGCTGATCTGATTCTCATACGCTGGGCCTGGACCGATGCCGCCACGAGTCAGCTCCTCGAGGATGGCAGCATCGACCAGGACAAGCTGGTGATCCGGATCCGTCTTCGCTTTTTCGTAGGTCCTACCGTCCTCGAGTGTCACAGTGTCGCCATCCACCACATCGGACTGGGTCATGAACTCTGCCTGGACATCTACCTCGGGACCGACGACCTCGAGTCCGAAATCTGCGAAGAGTTCCTCGAGCGTAACTTCGGATCCGTCTTCCTTCGTGTAGCCGGTGTCCTTGAGATATTCGTACTGCGTTGTGACCTGGGCAGTAATGAGCGAGGCACTCTGCCGCGCTGTCGCTGCCGACTGCCGACCAGTTGCAACAAGCTGGGCAGTGATCCTCTCGTAGATCTCGTCTGCTGCACTCTTTGTCTCGGTCGCCTCGTTGGCTTTAGCGAGTAGCGCCTTGATGTATTCGGCATCGTTATCCTCCTCGAGTTCGGTCTTGTTGAGCAGACCTTCGCTGGTCTTGATGAATGGACGCACCAGCTCGAGCTTCGATTCGTCGTTGGCGAAATCCTTCAGGAAGGTGGCCAGGGGAATGGACACATCACCACCCGAGCCATCCATCTGTTCGAGGATGTACGCTGGTGGATCGTTGAGAAGATCGACCGCTTCGGCGCTCATGAGGACCTGCTGGTTCGGCGCTGCTTTGTCCATGAAGCTCTCGAACATATCGGCAGCTCGTTGGTTGGTCTTACTGGCCTGCGCCAGGTAGATCATGTTGTCCAGGCGCTCCTGCTCGAACTCAGCACCTCGACGCTTGTTTGTCTTCTGGATGATCTTGCCCATGGCACGGCGCTCACGATTGGCCGCGTAGTCCACGGTCTTGAGCGTTGCTGCCATACCACCACCACCGACCAGGGTGCCGATGAATGTCACAGCCTGGCGCCGGCCCTGGATCTCGAGAACCTCAGCTGCGCTCTGGGCAGCGGCCAGCTCTTCATCCAGCTCGAAGGCGTAGGCATTGATGGTCTGGGTAGCCGTGGCAATCTGCTCGGTGCCAGCCTCCTGCAGCAGCCACTTCTTGATCGATGACTTGATGCCACCCTGGCCAGTCTCACCGATGAGTTTCTCCAGGCGCTTGGTCGGCAGGCGCTCGGTTGCGTACTCGAGTGCAGCGTCGATCGTGGCGTATTGGGTGGCAGTGTCGTGGTCCTTGCCTCCCAGGATCGCGGAGCCATAGCTCGACAGGTACGTCTTGCCGGTCAGGTAGGGCAGTGTCGGGTTGATCTTGCCGCGGGTGGCCACAGAGATGGCGAGACCAGGCGCCATGTCAGCGCCCATCTGGAAGCCTTGTCGAATGCCTTCCTCGACCACCGTCAGATCCTGTGGCGTCAATCTGCCGATCTCGCTCTCAGCGAATGCCAGGTTCTGCTTGTGTCCCTCGATGCGCCGATCCAGCTCCGCGTTCCAGGCCTCGGTAGCCTCTTCACCTTCCATGGCCATGTAGACCGAATCACGCGCCTTGCCCAGGATGCTGGACATGCTGCCCATGGAGTCCTTCCAGGAAGTGAAGCCCTCGCGCCTCGCTTCGTTGAGTATCATGATCGCAGTCTCGTCAGCAGTCTTGCCCATGCCGATCATCATGCTGTCGCCCAGGCCCTGGAACACACGATCGTTCACCTCGAACCAGCTGCGGCCTGATTCGTTCTCGAGGCCGGTCAGGATGCTGATGTCGTCGTATGAGATCTGGGCAGCGTTCGGATCCTCGAGGTACTTGGCCACCGCGGGGTTGTCGGATTCGGTCAGAGGTTTGTTCCAGTCCTCCTCCTTGATCAGCGCAGTAGCATCTCGCTTGGCGATCTCATCACGATTGTCCTTGACGGCATCGACAGGTACGCCGGTACGCTTCGACATCTCCAGGTCTTTGGCGTAGGTGTCAGGATTCCCCTGGGACGCTGAGTTGAGATTCTGCCAGGCAGGACTGGTCGGCTGTTCAATCAGGTCCTCTTCATCGAGCGGGGCGTTGAAGTCCTCGTCGGATATGAGCAGGTCGGCCATCAGGCACCAGCATCTTGTTGCGCAGCTCTACCTTTGCCTTGCAGGTTGCGCTTGCCAGTTTCGATCTTCTCCCTGGCCTGGCGCAGCCCACGCCTCCATCGGGCCAAGAACTCGACCGGATCCATATCAGGAGCCATGCGACGACGACGAGTGAACTCGGCGCGTTCCGGTGCCGACATGGCATTGAACTCTTTCGCCGCTCTCTCGCCGGTCATGCCAGCTGCCTGGTAGACGTTGGTGACAGGTTTGACAACAGCCTTCTGCTCGGTGGTCATGTCGCGCTCGAGCACTTCCTCGCCACCGAAACTGAAGCCCAGGAATGTAGTCGGAGGATCGAGCACCAGGTTGGCATGCTTGTCCTTGACCCATTGGCGAATCTCAGCCTGCTCGGGGTTCCTCTGGTTGACCTGCTGGTATGTCTCGACCTGGTCAGACAGATCATCCCAGAGTTGCTTGGTACCCTCTTCATCGAGCGGGTGTGCATCGAGGTAGTCGGCCATCAGCTGGTTGGTGGTCTGCAGCGGCTTGAACTTCGGATCCGTGCTCTTCGTGGGTGAAGTCGCCACGTTGAAGTACTTGAAGTCGCCCATGTTCAGCTTCGCCGAATTTTCGGACCAGTACTTACGTCCCTTGATCGGCTGATCACTGGCCATGAATTCGCGCAGCTTGGTGACCACCACCTGGTCGGAGTACTTGCGGCCCTCACCGTTCTGGCGCCTGATCGCATTGTCTTCAGCCTGGTACATATTCTCGCGCTGGGCCTCGGTCATCTTCTTCATCATCTCGATACCAGCAGGCGAATCCTCGAGCTGCTTGATCGTAGTGTTGCCGGCATAGATCTCGGCCATGCCTTCCTCGAGGTAGTCATCGATGGCTTTCTGCTGCTGGACATCCTGGTCATTCTTGAGGCGCAGGAATCGCAGGCGCGTCTTCTCGTAGTCGGCATCATCGAGTTCGCCGGCAACGAACTGATTCTCGAGCGCCTGCAGGCCATCGGCTTCGGTCATGTCCTTCATCTCGATCGCCATGCCCAGGGCCTTGTTGTTGGCTTCCTGGCGCAGCGCCTCATCTTTCAGCTTGCGAATCACATCGGGCGGGACGTTCTCCACCCAGGCCTTGGTCTTCGGATCCGGATCATTCAGGATCGCCAGCTGCTGCTTTGGATCCATGGACTTCAGTCTGCCGTAGGCCATGTCGAGCTGGGACTTGCGCAGGGTCTGTTCAGCATCGACGCGGCTGATCACGTTGCGCTCGACCATTGAGTCGAGTGACAGCTGGATCCCGAGAGATGCTTCGCCTGGATCCCCGTACTCGAGATCCATGCCGCCCTTCACCATCAGGTCGATGGCGTTGGACATGTATCCTTTCTCGCGATCGTTCTTTTTCGCGGTGACCTGGTCGCTGATCCTGGCGTTGGCTTTGGCCACGCCCTCCTCGCCGCGGGTGATGAACAGCGCACGAGTCTTCGCGCTGGTGATGTTGGCCGAGGCCTTGCCGAGCTGGTCCTGCATGCCGGCAGCGTGGCGCTCCTCGATGGTGTCCAGGTCGGAATCGTTGGCGTACTTCTGGGCCTCTGACATGGCGCCGATCTGGAACTGCACTTCAGCTTTGGCCAGCTCCTCGTTGGCGATGCGCTCACCCATTTCCTTCATGCCCTGCTGGGCTTCAGTAGTCTCGACAGCCTTCAGGTCAGCAGCCGCACTGATTCGCCGGCCCCTGGCTACACCAGGTCCAGCCCTACCAGGTGCGCGAAATCCCAGCTCTTCAGCTGATGGTATTGTGGCCATTATGAATATCCTCCGCGGCCTTGAGCTTTACCCTGGGACGCAACCTTCCTGTAGTCGTAGCCAGCGGGTCGGCTGACGCCTGCCTTCTTCGGCTTGTAGGCCTGGGCAAACAGGTCCATGGAATTGAACACTGCGCCGGTCGTGGCCTCACGCCTGAGTGAATCACCGTACCTGCCGGCAGCTCCAGCTCGATAGCCGGCCACGGTGCGCGTCATGCTGGCTTCGTAGCGTAGGTCGATCGCTCGACTCCTGGCATCGAAGATGGCCGACATGGAATTGTAATCGCCACGCTGCTTGATCTTGGCCAGCATCTCTGGATCCAGGACAGCGCCACCAGCAGCCATGGCCGCGGTCGCATCGGATGAAACCACCCTGGTCTTGTACTGCTCAATCTGTGCCGCGCGGACGCCGACATTCTCTGCAGCGATTGCCTGGCGCTCCAGCTGGTTGGCCTCGATGCCTGCCAGGGTCTGGTTGAGCTTGGCCTCGGCATCGATGATCTTCGACTTGTCGTAAGCCTCTGACATCGACAGATAACTCTGCGTGACGTTGACCGCTATTGCTGCCCAGTTGGTAGCCATTACTTTTTGCTCCTCCGCTTCTTGAAGCCATCGGTCGCGTAGTACAGAGCGACCTGCTTCCGCGAATACTTGCGGCCAGACTTCGACTTATATTTGCCGCCTTTGGTTTTGGTGAATGGCATTACGAACCGCTCTTCGTTGGTGTCTTCGATGCAGTGTCTTTCACATCGTAAACGTAGGCCAGCATCTTAACAGGTCCAGTCGCTTTGATCGCGATGCGTGGATCGGTCTCGCTCGTGCCATTGTACGGGAACGGGAAGTGATCGTATTCCTGGGTACCAGGCACGACAGCCTTGCCATCCTCGATGGTCGGCATCGGCTCCAGGTTCGACAGGTCATAGCCGACCTCGACCACGCCCTCGGAATAGTTGCGCATCAGCAGGCCGGTGTTGATGATCCGCTTGCGCTGGGCCACGACAGAGATGCCATCGTAGTCGGTCAATTTGTTGGACAAATATTCGGCATCGTAGCGGAACCCGAGGATGACGTTAGCAGCCACATCGGCCCCTGTGACGCCAGTTACCTGGCCACCAGACACGACATAATCACCAGCATCTACGCCGTCAACCCAGGCCGCGACAGTCTGGGTCGGGCCGAATGTCCGGACAGGAATCGTAGTGCTGCCAGGTGATGCGGTGTACTCGAATGAATCGAAGTGCCTGGAGTCCAGTCCACCCTCCGCTTTGCTGAACGGCGCAAACTTCATCACCCTGTTTGCAGGGAATCCATCGGTGGTAATCCAGACCTCGTCCTCGTCCTCGCTCGGCAACACACCGGCACTGACCACATTGTGCTGGACACCCTGGTTGTCTCGGATGGTGACGCGGGACCAGCCCAGGATCCCTTCAGTAATGTCGCGCAGCAGGACCCGCATCGTGCCATCTGCCATGACGATATACACGCGGGTCTCGGGGTTCCTGGCGAACACGATCTGCACCACGCCACCACCATCACGCAGCACATCCTGGTTCAACATGTTGAAGTCTTCGACCGCATGCTTCTCGGTGTTCAGGCTGAAGTCGATGCCAATCAGTTTCCTGCCGCCACGCTGGACAAACAGGATCTCGTTGTCGAGCACGATCGGGACCAGGTCCGCGGCACCCATGTCAGAGCCTGCCTTCAAGTTGGTGTTCTCGCCGGTCAGCACTTCGCCGAAGGTGCTCGAGCGCACATCGATCTCGGCGATCGCAGTAGCGGCGACCAGCCTGGCAGACGGTGCCAGCCAGTGGATCTTCTGGGCAGCGCCGAAGCCGATGGTCTTCTTGATCGATGCACTCGCGCCCTCGAGGAGCGTGTCGAATGATTCGTAGAAGTCGGACTCGGACCCCCAAATACGATTGCCACCAGCGAACCACAGCCGGCCTTCATGGAGCGCAACCGCGGACGGCATGACGAGCTTGCCACCCCAGGATCCGATGAACCAGTCAGGGTACTCGGTGCCGATCGGGCCATTGAATGGGACGTACCACTCGACCTGGACCAGCGTGTTGCTGTCGTTCTCAACGATGCGACCCTGGGACTCGAGTGTGCCGTAGGCGTAGCTGACCTGCATGTCGAGATCCGAGATGGCGCCTGGTGTGATCAGCTCGAGGCGATAGAAGATCTCGGCACCATCGAGGCCATCGTTGAAGGCTACATCAATCAGGTCGCCACCACCTGTGAAGGATCCACCAGGTACCAGCTGCCAGGTGATCTCATCGAAGGATTTCTGCAGCTGGATCTCACCGTAGGCGCCAGTAGTATCGATGGTGTAGTTGAACGTCCGAGCATCGCCGGTACCAAACACGAACACACCCTGGGTGGCTGTGCCGGCACTGATGCCATTCACTGCCTGGATCTGGCCATTGACCGCGATCTTCAGCAAGGTGCCATACCCGTAGTCGTTGTTACCGAAGCCCATGCCTGGTGGCGAGGACTCGAAGTAGGGCCGCGATGGTTGCACCGTCATGTTGCCATCGATACCACCAGTCGGTTCCATGGTGACGTTGCTGATGTTGATCGGTTCGTAAGGTCCGAAGACATTGACAAATCGTTGGACCGAGAAGCTGGTCGAGTTCCAGCGTCGAACCTCCCATGGGATCCAGCCCTGCTGTGGTGTCTGCGGATCCTGGCCACCACAAAGATACATGACGTCAGCTGACTGCGCCCAGCGTAGAGATCTCACAACACCGTAGGCTTCCTGGGAGGTGTTCACAATCGCTTTCTGGAGCGCACTCTCGAGGCCGACCTGGATGCCTACATTGCCCAGCAGAAGAGCGAATATCATCCGAGCCTGGCGTAGGTTTGAGTTCGACAATGTGACCGTGATGTCATCGCTACCTGGGTCGATCTCGATGTGATGCATGCCAATCTGCAACTGCGCCTCGAAGAGGTCTCCAGAATCAACGCCACCAGTACCGATCTGGACCAGCGCCTCGCCCTTGTCTATCTGGAAAAGGAATCCGTGCGGCACATCAGCTTCAGTCGTGCTCGAGGTTTGCCATACCTTGGCCTCGTCGGTGCCGGTACCTGTCATGGTGAGCTTGTTGGATGCGATGTTACTCACAGCGCCACCCACATCAGCATCAGTCCAGCCGGTACCCAACGGCACACCGAAGTTTCCCTCGAGCCAGGTGGTGGTGGTCAGCGCCCTTGTGATGAACTCAAACGTGCTGCCCCTAATGAAATTGATACTCGGGTTACCAATGTCTGCAGAGACCAGCAGCATGGCTGGATCATCAAGCGAGGTTGGGAACGGGATCAGCAGGGTCTCTTCATCGATGGTGGTGGTGATACCGGATGGAGAGTTGTCCAACACCTGGGTGCCTGGTCGATACGACATCGGACCCAGGCGCTCGGGCATGAAGTTCTCCATGGTCTCGCACGAGTTGTCGATGCGTGTTACATCTTCACGCGCGAAGGCGTCCTTCGACACCTCACCTCGGTTGAATTTATTGAATAACCCCTTGCCGATCGTGCTGGCCATTACGGACGATCTCTATTGATATTCCCGCGGTAGAGGCGTGAACGGCTCCAGCTGCCCAGCGCCAGGCGCTTCGGTACACCGTTGATGGCATTGGTGCTCATGGCTTCACGGCGCCTCTGTGTGTACTGAGCGATCGCAGCTTCCTTGTTGCCCTGGGGGATGTTGGCGTCGAGCGCCATCCTGGCGGCGACCAGGCGCTTGAAGAAGTCGGGCCAGTTCTCGTAGTCAGTCAGGAAGGCCTTGCTCACATACTCGACGTAAATGATCTGCTGGCTCGAGTAGATCAGCGTGTTGCCGGTACCCTGGTCAACCTGCTGGACGTAATCGCGCAGCGGTGTCCGCATCAGTTCATCGACGTAGACACCATTGATGCGGTGCCAGTTCGCCGGCAGCGCCTGGACATACTCGTAGCCCCAGGGTGGATTGATCGAGGGATCGTAGAACAGCTGGTCAGACTGGAGACCAAAGTTCCAGCTGGTGTCCTCGAGCACGGATCCAACCAGGCCATTGTCGAGCGCGATCGAAATCCGGTTCTTCGCCAGGCTGTCGTCGTTGTTGGACAGGATGGGATCCAGACTGAGGATCTGCAGGCAGTCGTTGTAGATTCCGCGGAGCGTATCGGTCAGGACATCTGGAGTGAAGCCACGAGTCGCCGGCTGGTTGCCTGCCTCGACGGCCTTCGATACTTCGATTCGCTGCTCCAGTTTGGTCTGGATCATCTCCTCGGCATCGGGGTCGTACTTCCACGCCAGCTCTCTGGCCAGGTAGGCTGAGACTACCAGTGCGAACGATGACGGCATTTCAGCCAGCTGCGGATCCGTATGCGCCTTGATGTAGCGGAGCCAGACATTGTCGAAGTCGCAGTGGAGGTGAAACTCTTCACGGATGAAGCGGGTGATCGGCACCTCGCCGCGGCCATCCTGGTAAAGCCCAGGTGTGCCATCGATCTCAGTGAAGAGCGCGATGAAGTCAGCCGGCAACGAGACCGTGTGGAGGAACTCCGTGTTGGTGCCAGGCGCACCACCAGGTCGCTCGTCGAATATGGAAGCGTACCTGGGTTTGACTATCTCCAGGCAGTAATCGACGGCGTTGGTGTCGTACAGCGCGTCCAGGTCGTAACGGGTGGAGACATCATCGGTGTCCGTTAAGAGTCGCCGTTCACCGAGCAGTTGAAGTGCGCCGTTGTACAGCGACAGCTTAGTTGGTACGGCCATGTCCTACCTCATATTGTTACGCGACCGCAGCCTGGGACTGAATGTGATCAGTCACATACTTGATCGCCTGTACCTGGGTGTTGAAGCCCTCTTTCACAATGGTGCCATTGGCCTGGTTGCAAACTGCAAACTTGCGGACGGAACCAAAGTGGCGAATAACGTAGTCATCACCGATCTGGATCTCTTTCGCGATCTGCGGTGCTGCCATCTCAACCCAGTCATAGACCTGGACATGAACCTCCATCGAGACAGTGCGCCGAATACGGCATTCACAGAACCAGGATCCATCCTCTGCAGTGCAGGTAATGAAATCGAGATCCTTGAACTTGGGCGCCATGAAGGTCCAGGTCTTCTGGTCTTCGACCTGTGACTGGACGTAGTCTGATGGGAGGAACACAGCCCAGTGATTGTGCATCTGAGCTGAGATCTTAACGTCACCTGGTTTGACAGGGTTGACGGGTAGCCGTACTGTTTCTTCCGGTGCGGCTTGCTTTACGACTGCAGCTTTTTTTGGTGCTGCTTTCTTTACGGTCGACATACTGGTCTCCAATTATAAAAAGGGCCAGCGATCAACTGGCCAAAAATGACCGGCACCCTCCGGAGAGAAGGTGCCGATCCCCAGTTCGTAACGGACCTTACGTTACGGTAACACTGAGTCCGTTCGCATTGATCGCGTCAACGCGCAGCACTCCACCAACGCCAGCAGTATCGGAGCTGATGACAGAGTCACCAACTTTCATTCCTTTACTACCACCATCAGAGAAGAAATCTGCAGCACGTTGTGCGGCAAGCGAATCGACGTCAGCATTGACGTAGCTCCAGACGGAGCCACCCTGGCCAGCACCAACTGCCGGTGCAACCAGGTTCAGGTCTTTCGTGATGTAAGCCATGATGTTATCAACCCCCTTATACGGTGTTAACAGGGAAGGCAGCAGTATCATCGTGTGTCATCTTGACCACGCCGATATCCTGAAGCAGCTTGCTTCCCATGAAGGTTGAACATCTGGCCCACGACTTGTCGTTCTTCCGATCATACCCGACTTCAGTACGGATATTTTCGATGTCACATGCGTGGCCGATAGCTGCCTTGGCATGCATGAAGCAGTCCGCGGTAGCTGTGCCAGTACCTGGAAGACCTGCGTCCACGATCCAGTTGATCCCGTACCAGTTGAAGGCACGGCTCTTGCTGACGTTCTCGAATCCTTTCAGATTCACGAAGTCGCTCGAGGTGAACTGCTGGTAGCCCATGAGCTGACCAACGAATGCCGGCGTAACGATTGCGTAAGGCTCTTCATCCAGAGCGAAGTTATTCGCCAGGATAGTACGCGCAGTCGAAACAAAACCAGGAGCCGCAACGAGTGCGCCACCCCAGTCGGTGCTGGCAGTGTTGAGTTCGGTGTAGATGTCATCATCGATTTTTCTGTTGATGACCTTCATCGAGGTTTCTTGCATGATCCGACGACCATCACCTTGCGATGCATAGATGTTGAAGCGGGTACGCTCCGGAACATCATGCCACTCTTGCAGGAGTGCGGTGAATTGATTCAGGTTGTCGGGGCGAGTGGGAATGTCACCATTCACGCCACGAGTTGTTGCGGTTGCACCACCGGAGTCCGCGACCAGGAACGTAGCTTCGTTACCATTGATCTCGGTTTCTACCGTGGTGGTCCTACGAGCGAGGGATTGACCCTTCTCGAAACCCATGACGACTTCCTGGCGGAACATTTCCTGGAAAGCTGTATCAGCCATTTAGGTATTCCTCTGTCAGTTAAGTGTCAAGTTAACCTGAGTTCGGAGTAGGCTTTACTGTCGGGTCTGCTGGGTAGGCCGTGGTGTGCGGGGCCAGCTCGTCGGGTTCGAGGGTCTTCGTCAGTGTCGAGCCGATAATAGATCAGCTCTGTGGAATTTCGCAAGACCCGAGCTGGAAGAAAAATAATGGTGGATGTGGCAGGAGTCGAACCTGCATCGGACTGGCCGCTCTCCGCTTTACAGGCGGGGGCACTTCCTATTGCGCGTCACATCCAACAAAAAAAGCCCCATCCGGATCACATCACCAGTGGGGCTTCAAGCCTGGGCCGATTACTGAAAAACCCAGGGAGATCTATCTTACTGCGATCCCTCGAACTGATCAACCATGGTCTGGGCCTGCATGTACTCGGTCTGCGCTGCCTTATCCTTGTGCCAGCCGACTGAGTCATCACGCATCCGGACCTTCGCTGCCTCCACGATCTTACGCGCATCGTTGAGCGTTGCCTCGGTGCCGCCCTTGATTGGATCCAGCGGAGTGATCGTGCGATCGACGTTGACCAACCAGGTCATGAACTCGGGGCTGTTCATGATGCCCATACCGTTAGGCATCTTGGCCTGCTTCACCGCGTCACGGATCGACTCGGGCAGCAGGTTGAGCTGGTTGTTCGCGCGGTTCATGTTGATCGTGTACTCAGGACCCCAGTTTTCCTTCGCGGCCCTGGTGAACTCCTGGGCATCCAGGTTGTCCTGGACATGCATCTGGTCAACGACCTTGTCGGTCTCACCCATATAGGTGTCCATCAGTTCGACCAGGGCTTCCTGAGAGATGTTGTGCTTGTGCGCCACCTCGGCTACCGGCCCAACCATCTCGACATCCATCTCGGACAGCTCACGCGCGGAGCTGGACAGATCGTACTTGCCGTCTACTGGGATCCCGTTCGCTTCCCGATATGCTGCGAGTTGTTCGTCTGATGGGTCGTCGGGCAATCCGGTCGCCACTTCGCCGGCTCGGAGTTTCTCGTGTGCCTGGACAGCGCCTTTGACGAAAGCCTCTTCATCAGTGAAGCGTCCAAGCAGCTTGGAATAGTCCTCGCCTTCTGCCTGGTACCCAGCAAAGCGGTCGCGCCAGGTGGGTTCACCACCTCCATCATCACCATCACCATCGCCAGCACCATCGCCATCGCCGCCAGAATCATCACCCCCACTATCGCCACCGGAGTCATCACCACCACCACCGTCACCATCGCCGCCCTTATCGTCGCCGCCCTGGTCGCCATCGCCACCACCACCATCGTCGCCTCCTTCATCGCCTGCCGGCGCACGGTATGTGCGACCAGCCCATCTGATTTCATTGTTCATGTGTTTCACTGGGTTTTACTCCTGTTGCTGTTTGTCCATCTCACCGATCGATTGCCGGCGTTGACGGAAGATTTCCTTGCCCACGAATACGCGGCCATTGAGGAATGCTGTTTCATCGAAGGCGCCAATCTGGTAGCACTGGATATCCATCATGCAGATCTTCTCGCAGATCACCTTGATCGCGATTGCCTGCTGCTCGGGGTTGGCGTTCTCTTCGGGGTTCGCTGTCATTTGCAGCGCGATTAGTTCGTGTCTTTCTAAGGCTGGGACCTGGAAGACATCAGTTTGTTTTTTGGCCATGGTTGATCAGTCTCGCGTACTCTCCGGTTTCGTCGTAATCGTATTCATCGTCCTGGTGTGGGCCAGGGCATTGGCAGTCTGCATAATGCGCCTGGCAGTCTTCGCAGTATGGTTCGCCGCAGCAGTCGCACGTTGCGCAATCGTGTGCGTATACCACCTTGAGCCAGCCGTCTTCATCACCAACCTCGAGGGTCACGCTGCTTGGCCGGCTTCGGCCTCAGCTTCCATCGCTGCCGCTGCCTGCTGCTGCTGCTGCTGGGTCAGGGTCTTCACATCGTCCAGGCTACGCAGCCATTTCTCTGGTGCTCCGGATCCCTGGATCGCATCGCGTAGGCTGACACCAAAGTCCACATGGTTGGCCACTGCAGGATCCGCGGCTGCTGCTCTCTCGAGTAGGTCGGCGACCTGCTGGAACTGCTGGACCTTCTTCTCTTCCTCGGACTCGGACAATGGAGACTCGAACTTGAATCTGATGTCCTGGCCGAGCAATGATTCGGGTATGTCCTGGGGTGATCCCAGGAAGCCATTCTTGAGCGCGGTCTCGAAGGCCAGCTCACACATGCGGCCTGAGTACTCGTGCTCGATCGGTGCGAACAGCGGCAGGTTCTCGCGCCTGAATTGCTTCATGCGTTCGCTCACCTCGTAGGCTGTCATCTCGCGACCGATGTCGGGCATGTTGATCTTGTTGACGTAGAAGGCTGACTGCAGCACCTCCACGATTCCTTCCTTCATCTCGAGGCCGAGCGGGAAGCCCTTGCTGTCCTGGACCAGTGGCCGCAGGCTGGCGCCCAGGCGCTCGTCGTAGTCCTCGCTGACAAAGGTGATGCCGTCAGGGTAAAGGTTCGCATCTCCCCTGATCACGTTCTCAGTCGCGATGATCGGGGGCCTGGCGTGACGCTCCCCTGCCTCGAGCAAGGTGTGGGTCATCGCCTGGAGTGTTCTCGCATCGGGTAGCCCGACAACGGTAGCAGGAGAGTATGCGTAGGGTGAACAGGCGATCGTCTGGAATCTCGGCACGATGTACCGCGGGTGCATGTTGCCACCGATTTCCATGATGGTCTCTGTCTGCAGGTCGAGCGTCAGCTGAACCCGCGGGAATCTGTCGTACTTCGGATCGTCGTACATCTGGCTGGTGATGTCGAAGTGATGGATCGGCACCTCGTGGAATGGCTTTTCCTTCAGCAGCTTGCGGTGCTCCTTCGGCATGTTCTCTTCGCCGTAGTACTGCGCCATCTTGTACAGCGCGATATCCTCCTTACGGACCACGCCATCGACCTGGCCATTCTCGTCATCCCACCAGGCGATGTCCTTCATGTGCCAGGTGCGGAACAGCAGACCACTGGCCTGGCGATTCAGCTCGATCGACATGACGCCATTGCCGAAGGTGACGTAGTCGTTGTCCATCTCCTTGGTGGCTCTGCGGAAGTTCGCGTTGCGCTGGTTCATCAGCATCATCAATCGCTTGGTCGCCCACTCGAGCCACATCTTGCCCTCGT